GGTTCTGGGGCTATTTGTAGTTTTTCAAAGGCTTCAGCGATGCCTGAAGCAGCATCGAAGCTCATCATTCCTCCGTTGCCTTGAAGGTTTTCAGGCGTGGATGTTTCGTTGGCGGGTGTGTTTTCGTTGGTATCTGACATAAAGTTTAATCTTCCTTAGAAAGTGAAGGCATGAGGTCGCGGTCGTTGCGACGTTTGGGAGTTGGCGTCCCTAGGGCGAGTAGCGAGTCTAAAGCTAAGTGAAAGCCCTCGCGCCTGGTGTTTTGATGGCTGTTCCACTCGGTAAAAGTAGCCCCTGCGGGGGTGCCTGTTTCGCGGGGAATCCCAAGCTCTCGCACAATGGCAAGCGCGACTTGGAACTCGTTTGTTTTTAATAAACTAGCAAACGAAGTTACCATCACTTCGTTGCCTCGGAATTGTTCGATTGTCATTTTACCATTTCTGTTTAGGGCATTTGGATGTTGCTAACGCGAGTTTAGCTTTAGTGCTGCACCCGCATACAAGGCACTTGCCCGAGCCCCCGTAGGATTTCTTATCCCAAAACTCGCAGCCGCTACATTTTTCAAGCCGCTCTTTGATTGTCTCCGCCTTCGCTATTGCGAAACCCGACTTAGCCCATCTGGCGGCGTCAGTCAGAATGTTTTTCAGCATCATTGGAGGGACCGATTTACTTTAGCTCTCAAAACGCGCAGATTGGCTGGGCTGTTATCGAGAGTGTTGTGGTTGCGGTGATCCACATCCATCCCATCCCCCTTTTTTACCCTGCCTTCCGCCGTCAATTTGCGTCGAGCGGCATTGCGACCCGCTCTACGCTTCTTTTGTTCAGGGCTGGCGTGATACGTTTCGTATTCGCGTTTGTAGTCTCTCATAAAAAGAATATATGGTTATTACACCTGTGGCGGGACTTTTGCAACTGAAGATGCTGATCGAACTTTTGATGCGGCTACCGCGTCGTCCAAAATCATTTTTTGTTGAGTGGCTGCGGCTTTCATCTGCATATCAATTTGATGTTTCTCTATCTTCATTTGCATATCGGCCCGTTTCTCAAGAAGCTTTTGTTGGGCTTCAGGGCTGAGTTGCTCCATCTTAGCGATCTTCTCCTGCATCGCTTGATACTCAGCCTGCATCGCGGTCTGCTGCCTCTGGGCTTCGGCTTCTGCGCCCTTCTGCTCGTTCTCAGCCTGAGCTTGCAGTTCGTCTTGCAACCGCTTGGAGCTGGCCCCGAGTTGTTGGAGTCGTTGAGTCATTAGCGCGACTTGGTCTTTGCGTACCAAGTCCTGCCCTAGAGCAGCAACATGCTCTTGAGTATGTGGCAAGAAATGCTGCATCGCCATGAGCGCGTTTTGCGGATTCGCCTGCCCTGTTGCGATGGCTTGGTCGAGTTGATCGAGGGCCTGCAAGTGAGTTCCGGCATGGATGAAATGGTTCTCCCCTGGGCTGACGGGTATCGGGCTTCCGCTCGACATGGTCGCGTTTTCCAAAACCGCAATTTTGTAATCCAACGGGGGGCGAAGATTGGTGTTCGGGGGCGGCAAGTAGCGGTCAACGACCTCCTGCCCAAACCGACAGGCAATGCGATCGCGCAGAAGATTGATGCGTCCCTGCTCGTCAAGAGAGCCAAATATATTCATGGTCTCATCCACTGCCGCCATACGCATCTGCGGACTTCCGTAGCCGATCGCTCGGACGGGGTCCACTTGTTTGACTTTGATGATGGCCTCCAGCGGGACGCCACGTTTAATGCAGCGTTTGCGGAACTCAATGGCTTCCCGACCACCTGGCTCTAGGGCGCTGTAGTCGAGTCGTGCGAGTCGGCGATAGACCTCGCCCAAGAGGCGTTTCCACGGGTGGTAGAAAAGGTTAATCGAGGCTGAAGACAAGGTCGCCTCTTTTTGCAACTGACTTCGGACTTCGTAGGCAGTTCGCGACTGCCCATCGGGGGCGGCAGCACGAGTCTGGTAAGCCCCTGCGTTATTCTGCATCTGCATCGCCATGTCGGATATGACAGGGATGATGTTCTGTTGCAAATTCGGCACTGCTTTTTCAACAATCTTGAGACCTGGTGGAAAGAGCGCGTAAGGCCCGTAGTAAGTCAAAGTCAGGTCGTCAATCGCCCTAGAGGAACTGTCGCTAGGTTGAACAATGAGAGACGAGGACAACAGAGCCCCATCCACCATCCCACAGCGCAAGCGGTTCAACACTTGAATGTGTGGGTAGATTTTAAACCCAAGTCCGCGTATGCCGTGGTAAGTTCCATTGCCCACTCCGTAGCAGAAAGTCACAAAGCAATTCGTTGGAGACTCAAAGCGATTTTCCCGCTTGAATAGGAACTTCTCGTCTTTCGCTAAACTATTCAAAGGGTCTTGGAGGAACATTAAGTGGGAGACTTTACCTGAGAATTCTCGCACCCACATGTGGACGACCTTCACCACTTTGCTCTTGGCGTGACCATACAGAATATCGTTGTTTTTCAGCTCCACCTCCAGCTTTTCCCAGTCTCCAAGAGTCATGGATTGGTCTTCTTGGCAGGCGCGCTGGATAGCCGATCTCGTGGTTTTAACATCCCACCCAAGTTCCGCAGCAATCTCAGGGTCTTTGATAAAAGCGTAAAGCTCGTCGGCGCGGTATTCGCGGTCAGCCATTGCCACTTCGATCTCGTGCTCGCTGGCTCTAGTCGCCCTAGGGATGCGGAACTCCGAGAGCCCAGCAACACGCCAGCGCCAGTCCACTTCATCCTCGAAGAAAGTTACCCCGACGCCGTGGCTCACAAAGTAGTCACAGAGCCGCTGGTGGTTAAACTCAAACTCCTTCCACTCCCTTAGCGTGCGATGGAACTCCTCAGAGATGATTTCATTCCACTCGGCTTGCTGCTCAGGGGCTCCGTAGCTTGTCTGCACCCGCGCCAGCTTGTCCACAGAGCTTGTTAAATCGTAGTACCCCGCAAGGGCCTGCTCCTTCAGAGCTGCCGCATCGCCGAAGTCTAAGTTTGTGCGATCTCCCTGCCCCATCTCAATCAGATCATTGGCGTTAAACGGGGGAGCCCCATTGAACATGCTGTCAATCAAAGCACGGTTGCGACTGCTGCCCTCATCGGCTTTTTTTGTTGCGAGGTAAATCGCCCTACCCGCGTCCACACTATCGACGCGGCATTTTGGGGCCGCGCCCGTTACGGGGTCTAACCCTTTTATTTCAAGAGAGCTACTTTCGTGCATGATTTTTTTCCTTTTTTGGTTCTAAAATTGTTGGGTCGTTGGTGCCAGTTATGACGCTAGTTGCGGGCTGTATCTCCCCACCTATCATCTGAATGTGGGCGGACACCGTGGCTTCACGCCGAATCTCGAAGCGCATCTGGACATTCCAAGCGGGTGCGCCTCGAAAGCAGAGCTGCCGAACGAGGGTAGACCGCTGATATAAGTCTGCGGGGTAGATACTAGCAGCCATCAATCGAGGGCGTTCCTCAATCTTCTTCCCTGTAGCGGGGTCCACCTCAATAGACGCCTCCACTGCCCCAAGGTACGGAGTGCGCTTGATTCGATACTCCATATAAATGTCATCCAGCCAAGAGGCTCGCACAGGGACGCTCTCTTCAAACCAATAAAAAGGAGCCTCGTTTGCCACAAGATCAAGCCACTTTACAGTCTCGGAAAAAAGCCTGTTTCTGCTAGGCTCCCCATCCACTGCGAAAACATCCACATGGGCAAAGACTTTTGTGAACTCATCGACAGCATCCTCCATAGCTCGCGCCTGGGATTTACTCCCCGCAAGCAACAAATCGTGCCCCCCATCCCCGCCAAGAGAGACGATATGCTCGTAAAGGGGTTTATGGTTTTGGTTAAAGGGAAGGATTAAAAGCATCGCCGTGAGGTTACAAGGTTATTATTCATTTCGCAATTAGTTTTTCGAGGGCTTTTTTAGCATTGATGTGGGCGTCTTCGATTTCCTCTACCGTGATCTCATCGAGGTCGGGCTGACAGGCGTGAGTGATTTCATGCAAAAGGGTTGCGCCCATGTCGAACTGAGGGTTTAATGTGACCACACGGGTTTCATAATTACATAGCCCGTAAAGGGGAACCCAAGCCCCCTCACGCTTAACGGGAGCAAGTTGCTTGATCTCCAGTCGCCACCATTTACCTCGTATTCGTATCTTAGTGCTTTTTAACACGCGCCCCCCTCTTATGTTCTTTTCGGTGGCAGTTCGCGCAGAGGACAATGCACTTTTCGATCTCCTCCAAGACGGCGAGAAGCCCTGATGATCTTACTAACACATTTATGGGGTTTACTTTAGTTTCAGGGTTCACATGATGGAAGTCTAAAACATTGGCATTCCCGTTCTCTTTGCAGCGAGCGCACCCCAATTTCAACTTGTATCTCTTAATGAAAGATAAAATCTTTGTCCGGTATGCGTTAGATACTTTAGGTGGCATTAGGCCCTAGGGTGAATGCGGATAAAGTTTTTTGCTAAGGTTTTGCGGCGTATTTTTCTCCATACGCCGTCTCCGCTTTCACTATCCCGATCGCCCTTCCCGTTCGTGTTCCCCTCCACGGTCACTAGATATTTCCCGTCGTCTTCCAATACAATCCCAGTATGGGAAAAATCAAAAGTGACAATATCACCGAGCTTTGCTGTGTATTCTTCAGTGAGAATCGTCGTCGTTGCGGGTCGATTTTTAGCCCAAGTAGCAAGACCATAAGCGAGGGCCGTCTTAGGCCTCCACTCTTCGGGGGTACGCACTTGCAGGTTTAGCCACTTGACCGCTTCAGGGTCTTTGAGCCACTCTTGCAGGCACCAGTCAACAAACGCCGCACACCAAGGCCAATTATCAGGCTGTAAGGTAGTTGCACGTTGATATTCGACGATCCTAGAGCCACGGTTATTACCCCCGATTTCGAGGACGCCGATCTCGGCTTGAGCTATTGCGGTTAGTTTATGAATCATACAAGAAAAATCCAATCCCAAGGAAGGTTAAAATGACGAGTGATAAGGCTATATGTTTCGCCTCCATTCGCTTATCCTTTACGAAATACGTTAATCGCGCCGACTACTGCCATCCCAGCAGCGGCAATGGCATTGGCCTGCTCAGGAACAAGCGTGACTCCAGCGGCGGATAGCACAAAAGCCAGACCTCTCCAAGTCGAGGATTCAGATAGGCGGGCGAGTATGTAATTTAATGCGATCATATTATTTATCCTTGTACAATTTAGGTTGTGGTACGATTGGGTTAAACCAATCGAGGTTTGGTGGTTCTGTGGGGAGATACTGAAATTTGAGAGAGATTTTGACGTAACCCAGCTCGCCAACATGGTCTCCAGTGGGAGGGATCGGTACCGAGACGCACCCACTCACTACTAAAATAGAAAGCAGGAATAGTTTAGTTTTCATTTAGGTGTGACTCTTTCTACATTGCGTAAGCGCGTCTCATGGTCAGCCAACAAAGTGTCGTGGCGTTTATCTGCTTCAGCGCCAGCCTCCATCCGGATTAAAACCGCTTCTATTTTTCCCAGTCGGACATCGACGCGCTCATTATAAGCTCCAAACTCTAATCGCGTTACAAATTGGCTTTGTAGCCAAAGCATGATTGCAACCCCGATTGGGACGGCTAACTTCGTGGCGGTGTCTACAAACGTATGAAAGTGATTTACGCTCATACAGGAATAGCTGAAACGACGTTTCCGTAGTTATCGTAGGCTATCGATACAGTGACGGGAGGGAGCCCCGCTCTATTTGATACAACTTGACTTGGCCCAAAATACGGACGGGTAGTAATCGAATGAGATTGTAACGTAGTAGCTATGGGGATTTTGCCATCCACCAAAACGGCAAGGCGTGAATTGAGAATGGCTTGTGTCTCATCGCTCTCAGCTTTAACTTCCGTTTGGAAGGCGGTGAGTTGAGTTTG